GTTTGTAAGCGAGTTCTTACAGAAACAACAAATCAAGAAACAGTTTGGTAGCTATGTTAATCCTACTATTGTAGAACGCTTACAGAAAGATCCTAGTCTTATTAAACTAGGCGGTGAGCGTAAAGAACTATCAATTGTTATGACTGATCTTAGAGGCTTTACTACACTAGGTGAATCATTTGGTGACGATGTAGAAGGCCTAACACAAATCATGAACGACTACATGACTGCTTTGAGTGTTCCTGTGCTTAAAAATGATGGAACACTTATCAAGTTCATCGGTGATGCTAGTTTACATGTACACGGTGCTCCATTGGATGATGCCAATCATGCTAAAACTGCTGTACGCACAGCACAGGAAATGATACAGGCTATTGCTGATTTTAATGTCGAATTAACTGCCAAGGGTCGTCCACCAGTAGGCATGGGCGCAGGTGTCAACACCGGCGAAACACTCATTGGTAACATTGGCGCTAAGACTAAGTTTGGTTACGATGTCCTAGGCGATTCAGTAAGTACTGCGGCACGTTTAGAAGGACAAACCAAGGGCTACGGTGTCTTATTAATTATTGGGCCACGCACTGCTGAACTAGTACGTGACGAAATTCCTGTTGTAGAATTAGATTGTATTGCTGTTAAAGGTAAAACGATTGGATTAAAGATTTATACTCCGGGCAATAGCACAAAAGAACATGAACAGTTCTTAGATTTATACTATCGTGGACAGTGGTCAAAAGCACAGATATTAATTCCATCTTGTACAGCGTCTAACCCTGCACTAGCTGAATACTATCACAAGATGGAAGAACGCTTAAAAGAAGGTGTCCCAAGCAATTGGTCGGGCACCTACGTTGCTACCTCAAAGTAATTTTAGCAAGTCCTACTAGGCTGAATAAGCGTAGCCACATGTAGCCAATATCAAATTCGAACCAGCGACGACTTAGTTTTACGCTAGCCGGATTGATATGATGATTATTGTGTAACTCTTCACCGCCAATAACAATACCCCAAGGAACTATGTTACGACTTTGATCCTTAGTATCACCGTTCTTATAACCCCACCAATGCCCTACTCCATTGATTACTCCAGCTGCCCAGAAAGGTATCCATGCAAGTTGTATACCCCATATGACAAATCCCCACAGACCAAATAACAATAAGTTTATAACTAGCATTAAGAGAATTCCGTAGAAATTATATGGGGTATACAAATTACGTTCGATCCAGTCGTTAGGTGTGCCCTTACCGTAACTCATTATAGTTTGAGTATTTTTGCCTTCCTTGACATAGTACATTACTCCGCGAGACAGAATATTCCAAAAGCCGAATACGTGTGGCGAATGTGGGTCACCTTCTACATCACTAAATCTATGATGTTTACGATGTATAGCTACCCACTGGCGAGTAATCATACCAGTAGTTAACCATAACCAGAATCGCATAAAGTGACTTAGAATCGGATGAAATTCAATTCCCTTGTGTGCTTGTCCTCTATGTAAAAATAAAGTAACAGACACAATAGTAATATGGGTGACAATTAGGGTATAGATTATTAGCATAGTTATAATTATTAGTGCTACACTTCGAGGCTAGCGGTAGCGAATCGCATCACCTCAGGCAGTAGCCGCCTACCCTACGTAACTAAGTTACGGTCCTAAGGGTGTCTTTTCTACGACGAGCTTCTTTGCTTGCCGCACCAACATATAACCATTTTTCGATAGGCATAGATTTATCCATTGCTTCGAATTCGGCTTTTGATATTCTTTTACCTTCGCCGGTTAAATCAACTACACTTACAGAACCTAAACCGCCAAAACAACTTTTAGTTCTTTGTTCAGGTGTCCAAAAATCATTGCGCCATTGTTTTCTATATTCTTTTAGTCTGGCATAAGTATTTGAGGCCAGTTTTTTGATGAGTTTTAACGCATAGATGATATATCATCTTATTCATTGCCTCCAGAGGCAATCCGATCATCTTCTGATTTGTTAATTTCTATTTCAGCAGCCACACGCTCACGCTCGATTGATTTTCCACGTAGATGCAACACTGTGTTGACTTTTTGATTTAAACGAATTAAATCGTTATCTAGCATACGTATGCGATCTATTAGTGCAATCAATACTGTGTTAGCATCTGACAGTACAGGTTTAACTTCTTTAGTGCACCATTCCCATACCATATGGATAATAAAACCCATGCCTACTGCCATGATAATAGGAAAACCGTACTTACTAATTAAATCTGATATTTCATTCATTATATTAAACATCCTACAAAAACACCTACTAGGAAAGCTATCATTGTAAATTTGGCCAAGTCTAGATCAGTCCAAATTTGAGCAGTTCCCGGGATTTCGTTCGGATCGAATTTACTCATTTACTTTAAATCCATTAGTAAAGGCAATTACTGGGTCTACTTTAACTAGCATTTGTCGACCATTGATATTTTGTAATTTAAAAAGATCGCCAGCCCTCCAACCCAACTTATCTGTGTTAAGTTCTTCGTCGAGAATAATTCGATCTCGGCTGAGATCCCAGTTGTAATCGTAATACAGCATTAAGCGTATGTGCCGTCTGCGCTTTGTTGATGGCCTTTAACTACATAGTGTACTACATGACCATGCTCGTTAAATACCTTGGCATTGTGATGAATAGATTCTTCAGCGAATGATTTTGCTTCTTCAAATGATTCAAAAAATTGCTCAGAAAAACTTAGAATACCATCAATCCAATGATGAGTTTTTACTCTATGTTTGCTCATGTTACTGCTCCTTAAAATATTTTACCCACAGCTTTTCTGTGGTGCTAGTATATTTAGTTAAATTTCGTTGGTTTAATTTCACGTTAATCTGTGGATATTTGTAGGTTCTATACATGATATCAGCGATTTCATCGCTTTCTGCAGGACGAGCATTAAAGAATCTAGTGGCCCATGGTATTTCATAACTACCTACAATAGGAACACCTTGGCTTATTAGATCTGCTGTAACTATGTTAAAAGTTTCTGAAAAGTTAACTTGCAACCCCATGTCCATTTCTGAACATAATTCTAAAAATTCTTCCCTAGGACGCCATTCGTGCCCTATTAATTGATGTCCACTGTCTGTTAGATGCTCGAAGAAACGTAGTAGATTATGCATTACAGCATTGCCCTGCATTTCGATTCGTCCCATGTTTATATGGAATCGTAATTGTTTATCTATGCGATTTGCAAACTTAAGAGCTGCCGCAGCTTGTAGCATATGATTTTTTAAAGGACGAATCGCCCCAAAACATCCAATATCGACCCAATATTTGTCACGTTTAAATTCTTTAGTTTTATAGTCCTGCGGATAGTAGTTGGGCATATAGATGATACGTTTACTAACTTGCTCATCGGTCCAGTTTTTAGCAACTTTAAGATAGGTTTTAATTTCGCTCATCATTCGTGGAGCATTGACCCCAATTACAATATTACTAAAATCAGCATAATCGCCGACCCAGTTCATGGCCATACCTTCGCCTGCCAAGAACGGCATCTCTGAATGTAATCGAACGATCCACGTTACCTTGGGATGTAATTTTGATAAAATAACAAACTTTGATGGAACTACCCAAAGTGCTTCTATAATTACATGAGTAGGTTTGTGTTTGTTGACCATACGGTCAATACAGTTGTTATCTATAGCAACTTCCATTACAGATTCGATGCCTGCATTTTTTAGCATGTCGTCCATAAAACTAGCGGAGTTGTACAGTCCTGTACTCAGCCCCCGGGGGCTATGTTTAATACCGTGATAATCCTCACGCCTCTTGAGGATGAATAGTACTTTCGCTACCATTTAGTGGTTCCTTTCTTTTAACCACTTGTATTTATTATAATATGTGTATTTTAATATTACAGGAATTTTACAGGAAGATTAGTCACGACGTGCATCAGTCTTACCATCTGCTCGACTGATACGATCAACATCAGGGCGTAGTCCAAGTGCGTTTGACACAACAGTATCGATGCGTATTACATCGTGGTTCATAGTTTTTACACGATTGTCAAGTGCAGTAATAATACCAGCCATGCCTTTAACTGAGCTAAGGACTCCCGCTAATAATAGTTTGATAGTCAGATAGACAAAGTATCCACCTGCTAGTGCTGCGACTACTGGGAATCCTAATTCACCAATAATTTTGAAAATATCACCCATCGATTCGCTCCCGGCTGTAATATACTAGTATTTAGTGCATGCTCGCCAAAATAGTTGCGGCGCTAAATAATTATGCTGTATAATAACAGTATTGTTGTAATTCCTTTGGATTGAAGGCATTGCGGACCCGGGTTCGATTCGTAAGCAATATTACGAGTCGAACTAAATAACATTATGTTCTATACAGTTTATAAAGTTACCAATCTTATTAACGGCAAAATTTATGTCGGGTTGCATGTCACAAAGGATTTAGATGATGATTACTTAGGAAGCGGTAAACAAATACAGGCGGCTGTTAAAAAATACGGTCGAGAGAATTTTAAGAGAGAATACATTAAGATCTGTGAAACACCAGAGGAAATGTATAACTTAGAAGCAGAGATTGTAAATGAGGATTTTGTAAAAAATCCTACTACTTACAATATGAAAACAGGCGGCACTGGATCTTGGTATCATGTAAATGCTAATCCAGAAAAGTATAAAGAAATTAGAAGTAAGGCATCAAAGCTAAAAGCAGATAGACCGGATAATATTTTTAAAGATCCAGAATGGCAAAAAACGGTTGAGTGGACTAGAGCGCCAGATAGATTAAGAGCTTTAGGAAAAAAAGCAAATAGTCCAGAGGCAATAATTAAGAAAAAAGAAACTTTTAAGAATATAAAACATCAACAAGGTAACAAGAATTCACAGTTTGGAACTTGCTGGATAACACATAGCGAGTTAGGTAATAAAAAGATCAATAAAAATGATCTTGACAAGTTTCTAACTTTAGGTTATACTAAGGGTAGAAAAATTATTGTTGTATGAAGTGAGGTAAAAAGTGTTTCGGACGAGGGTTCGATACCCTCGACCTCCACCGGAAAGTATTTGAAATAGTATTTTGCGGTGGGGGTCAAATGGATTCGACGGGGCAACAAGTAACCGAGCAGACAACACAGTAGGCGATGACTGTAAATCAAGCAAATTTTGTAAATGCAAAAACATCTACATTCGAGTATTTCAAAGTCGATTTCGATATTTCAGCAATGAATGACGAAGCAGATTTTGCTTTAGCTGCCTAAGAAACAGCCCTCGCGAGGTAGTTATACCTTGTCATCCAAAATAGCAGAACCCGCTTCGGCGGGTTTCTTTTTGATTTCATTATTAAAAAAATCAATTATCATTATTAAAATAATTATTGAAAAAATCAATTAAAACCGTTGATTTAATTAGTAAATACTATTACAATAAGATATAGGACTTAAACACACACAAGGAGAAATTATGTCTATAACACTTAAAAACTTAGCAGATGCGCTGGCTGGTGAAAGCCAAGCACACATCAAGTATCGCTATTTTGCGAAGATTGCTCGTGCTGAAGGATTTGAAGATGTGGCTAAACATTTTGAACACACAGCAGATCAAGAGATCTTACACGCATGGGGACATTTAGAATTGCTCGTTGGTAAACCTTCAACTAAAGAATGCCTACAGTTAGCCATCGATGGTGAAACAGAAGAATACACTCACATGTATCCAACAATGTTAGCCGAAGCAGTTGAGGAAGGTAATCAACAAGCTGCCGTTGAAGCACAGCATCAAATTGATGAATCAAAAGAACATGCTGAACAATTTGCTAAAGTATTGGCAACAGCAGAAAAGCGTTTTGCCGCGTTGGCTAAAGTTGAGAAGCGGCACGCAGAAGCATATCAAAAAGTAAAGGAGACCCTATAATGGAACAGGTATATCGTTGCGTAGTATGTGGACACATTTTATCAGTAGAAGACTATAATAGTTTGCCAGATGATGTATGTTGTCCAGAGTGTGGTGTTAGTAAATCAGACTACGAATTAGTAACATTAGAATTTTAAACACACGCTAAATACTCAGCGGGCACAAAATAAGGTGTCGTGGGATCCGTAATCCACAGTGGAACTTCGGTTCCATTTCTTTTGACTGTAATCTTTTATTTCTTGACATTGAGTAAATAGTATGTTACAATATGATTACAAGGAGGAATCAGTCATGAAAGTCAAAAAATTAATAATGAAATTGAACAAGGCCGAGATAGAACACAATCTTGAAAAGGCTAAAAAGCTCTGGTTCAAACTGTTGAAGAAAAGTCTTAAACATAAGCACACTGAAGCTGTAAAATAATTGTAATACTACCTCGTATTAAGGAGCGATAAATATTGGTATGAAAAATACCAAACACTATCGCTCTATTTTTATCAGCGACACACACCTAGGTAGCAGAGGATGTAAAGCTGAACTGCTATTAAATTTCTTAAAAAATACATCAAGTAGTCGATTATACCTAGTAGGTGATATCGTAGACGGTTGGCGTCTTAGGCAAAATTGGTATTGGCCAGACTCACATTCAGATGTCATACGTAGAATACTAAAAATGGCTACCAAGGGCACTGAAATTATCTATATCGCAGGTAATCATGACGAAGCTCTACGCAAATGGCTACACTATATACCATATCTAGGTCATTTAGAATTTACCAATCGTGCAAACTACGTAGGGCTTGATGGCAAGCGATATCTAGTAATACACGGTGATATGTTTGACAGTCTTATGCAGGTCAGCAGTGGTAGAATGCTAATGCATATTGGAGATCGGCTCTACGATATTATTATAAAACTTAATGACTATTGGGCTGCAATTAGAAGTAAGTTGGGCCTGCCCTATTGGAGCATAAGCAAGTGGATCAAACAGAATACTAAGCAGGCTGTTAGCTATGTATTAAATTTTGAAAAACTTCTAGCAGACTATTGCAAAACCAAGGGCTATGATGGTATAATATGTGGACACATACATACCGCTGAGATACGCGATATTGATGGTATAGTCTATATGAATGACGGTGACTGGGTTGAAAGTTGCACAGCCTTAGTAGAGCATTGGGATGGACGCTGGGAAATTATCGAATGGAACACTATTAAATGACCGTACTAATACTAACAAAACTTGATCGAAACGAATACGAAAGCACAAAGTTAGTTAACAGTTTTGCCAGCAAAGGTATAGAAGCTCGTATGTGCCATCCAGATGATTTTGATATTATTGTAGATCGTGACCTACACAAGGGTATCAAATATCGTGGTGAAGATATGGAGTTGCCTAAACTAGTTTTAGTAAGACTAGGTGCTGGCATATTGCCATTCCAACTGGCTGTAGTTCGTCATTTTGAACAAGCAGGCGTTCCTTGTATCAACGGCAGTTTGCCCATAGAAATTGTCAAAGACAAATTACGTAGCAGTCAAATCTTAAGTCGTGCAGGCATTGCTATTCCAAATACCATGATGGTACGCTTGCCAATTGATGACGGGCTAGTTGAAAAGAATATTGGATTTCCCTGCGTTGTCAAAGTAGTTACAGGATCATACGGCGAAGGTGTTTATCTCTGCGAAAAGAAACGTGATTACAAAAAACTAATGGAATTTATTGATAACCTGGGCAATAAGAAAACCATGATAGTACAGGAATACCTAAATGATCATCCTGGAGAAGATCTTAGAGTCCTAGTCATTGGCGGCAAGGTCATAGGTGCTATGCGTCGTACAGCACCTGAAGGTGATTTCCGTGCTAACATTACCAACGGTGGCACAGGAGAAAACTATCCCTTAACCGAAGAAATAGAATATCTAGCTCGTGAAACTGCTCGTGCCTTAAACTTAGATATTGCTGGGGTAGACTTGCTGTTTGACAAACGTGGGTTCCGTGTGTGTGAAGCCAACTCAAATCCTGGCTTTAGTGGATTTGAAAAATATTGCGGTGTGGACATTGCAGACATAATTACAGAGTACGTTAAATTTAGGATACACTAATGAGTTATTTTGTTATAGGTATGATTGTGTTATGGCTTGGAATTAGCCTGTACTGCTACATCAAGGATCAAAATGGATAACACTCAATACTTTCCTCGAACATATCAGATATATGGTGCAGATAACTCTATCTCATTGGTAACATTTGAATCTGTAGAGGAACTACTAGCTAGCTTGGCAGCCAATCCAACATTGGCACATCACATAGTCGATGCCTAGTGTTGTAAACGAGCCACATTAACTGCATATATTTGGCAACTTGACTAAATAAAAATGTCAGCAACTGCTTGACAAAGACAATAAGAGACAGTATAATAAAGATTATGCAACACTTACAACAGATGATTATTTCCAAGATAGAACACATGGCCTACGCAACATGGTCAGTGTTATGCTTTGGTCTAAATAATGATCGTTCAAGGGGTTCCGTATAGTCTAGTATTACTAACAAGATTATTAAGAACCCTGGAACTAAACACTCCGGGGTTTTTTGTTTTTAAGGAATAGAAAATGGAATATAAAGGTATTGATTATACAAAATTAAATGAGCGAATTGTTAAACAAGCCTATATTTTATCGGCTGAAGAAAAACAAAAACTCATTGAAGAAAAATTAAATCGAGCGAATGTATATCGCAAGTCACTAAAAGAATCTGTTTATCATCAAATTGAAGATTAAACAGTAGTAGTAGAGTGTGTATGGGAAACGAGATCCTAGCCTGCACTTAAAACATGGGCGAATGGGCGGCCTGTAGGATGAAGCACCTTTTGTGGTGTGAAAAATTACAGCGTAATAAAGCATATTCAACGAGTGTGCTTTATTACACACTCTCTCTTATCGGAGCGTCCATTCGGGGCCGGTTGACAGCATAGCGAGAGAGTGTTACAATACATATCTGGGCTGGAAGAATCAATGGTGATTCATCGGACTGTAAATCCGACGCCTCTGGCATGACTGGTTCGATCCCAGTACAGCCCACCAGAATTAGGAATGGTAGTTCAATTGGTTAGAGCACCGCCCTGTCACGGCGGAAGTTGCGGGTTCGAGTCCCGTCCGTTCCGCCAAAATGCCTTGTTAGCTCAGTTGGTTAGTAGCACTGTCTTGATAAGGCAGGGGTCGGTGGTTCGAGTCCACCACAAGGCACCAAATGGTAATGTAGCATAATGGTCGTGCACCTCCTTCATACGGAGCAAGGTGTTGGTTCGAATCCAACCATTACCACCATGTTATTAGTATAAGTATCTAGTTGTTATTAGTAAAGGACTCAAGGCGTTTAACGTATTCCGAAAGGTGGTGTAGTTACTCCGGAAGGGTGCTAGATCAGGAATTATAAATTTCAGTATGAGTTGTTGTGGGTGGTAGTGTTTACAGCATGGTAACCACTAGATAACGAAAATGCTCCACGTTTGCTAGACCAGTAGAGCGGCACTGTAAATGCCGGGTAGCCATGTCTTTCCGTTTCAGGAGACCATAACTCTCGGGGTCCTTTTCTAATAACAAACAATGCGGGATTAGCTCATTTGGTAGAGCGGAACCTTGCCAAGGTTCAGGTAGTCGGTTCGAGCCCGATATCCCGCTCCAAATAACATACCCTCCACGCTTACATAGTAGCGCACCCGGGAGGATTTTTTATCGTTGCATTGCAGGTTCGAGCCCTGCCTTAAGATCAAGTGGACTCTAGAGACCTAGTCCTAGGGAAAAGCAGTCTAAGTAGTTTAAATGGTAAAACAGCAACACCCGTCAATTGGGGATTGGTGTAGTGGTAGCACACCGGATTTTGATTCCGATAGTATAAGTTCGATTCTTATATCCCCTGCCAAATCTGGCCTTAGTTCAACGGATAGAACCGTAGCCTTCTAAGCTATTAATCCAGGTTCGATTCCTGGAGGCCGGACCAACGGTGGCTGTCGTCAAGCGGTTAAGACCTCGGATTGTGATTCCGATACTCGTGGGTTCGATTCCCATCAGCCACCCCAAATACAACGGTAGATAGCACTGGTGTGCGGCTAGGTTTTATAAACCTGGGAGAGTGGTCAGATGGGCTGCAACGGAAAGGATCGTAACCTTTATCTACTACCAATTGACATTTTGCCCAAAAGGTGTTATAATAACAATATGAAAAAATTAATCAAAGATAATGCTGTAGCTGTTGTATTTTCTCCAGGTTACGGTGCTGGATGGTATAGTTGGAATAATTCCGAATACGGTCCTGAACTTGTATTTGACCCTATGATAGCAAATATGATCCTGCACAATAAAAAAGAGGAGTTTGCTACCTATATGGCTGTTCGTTATCCAGAAGCGTACAGTCCCGGATTTGATGATCTAGCAGTTAGATGGATACCAGTCGGTACTAAGTTTCGTATTACCGAATATGATGGTAATGAAGAAATTGAGTTTTTTAATGATGTAGAATGGTTAGAAGCTTAAAGAAAGGAGCAAGGTATGGATCGGTACACACCAAAGATTGCCAAAGCAGATCTGGTACACGGCGAATACTATCGCGGCCGATGTCGTAATGCCACTATCGCTCGTTGGAATGCTGAGACACAACGTTTTGTTCATTGGCGTACCAAGTTCAAATTTGAATACACTGAAGAAATTTGTCATCCAGATGACGAGCAACATTTTGATGTGTTTGTAGTAGAAGCTTTATGTAAGCCAGAACGTGAAATACCATTTGATTAACTAAGAAAGGAGGGTATAATGCCTTGGATTCAAAATTGTGCGGCTGATGATATCCCAAAAGGATTTCATGTCGCAGTAGGTGAAAACAGTATGCTGATCCAAATTGCTGATCCTGCTAGCTGGTTCCCTACACCAAAGCACAAGTTCAAGGAAGTGCATCGATTTGAGTTTCTGGACGTAGAAGAAAAGGATCACGTCGATGACGAAGCTATGAAATGTAGTCATGAGCAGGCCGCAGAGCTTGTTCGTTTGCTACAACACGCATTAGACAATCG